CAGAAAGTTCCTTATGCAAAAAAACTCTCGTTTTAAAAAAGTAGCATTGATGTCGTCTGGGTCTAGGTCTGGGTCTAGGTCTAAGTCTAAGTCTAAGTCTAAGTCTAAGTCTGGGTCTTGGTCTGGGTCTAGGTCTTGGTCTAGGTCTTGGTCTAGATAGAACAACGATTAACTTAATTAAGCAAAATAAAGGAAACATAAAATGACTGTATATCTATGTCGGTATCGTATTAAGGGACGGTTGGTAGAAGAAGACGTTACTGCTTCGTCTCCCTTTCAAGCTCAGAGAATCGTTGAGGCCAAGTTCGCCGGATCCGATTTCAAATGGGCAACGTTGCCTAATCCCAGTCAAAACTGTATTCGTTGGATGCGCTAAATAGTATTTGAGTTTGTCCTTGCGAATAACCTCATAGTAGAGGGATATCGGATAGTAGCTGATCCTCCGAGCTCAGTGTCAGTGAAAATAATTAGCAGAGTGTGGGAATGACTTCCACCGACAAGGACAATACCAGAATTCGCCGATGTAGCTCAATTGGCAGAGCGGCAGTTTTGTACACTGCATGTTGGAGGTTCAATTCCTCTCGTCGGCTCCAAATCTGCGACTGTGGTATAGAGGTTGTGCCCTGGCCTTCCAAGTCAGAGACGTGGGATCGTTTCCCACCAGTCGCTCCAACTATATCGGGGAGTATGTCAGCGGTAGACGGCGTGCTTTGGGAGCATGAGGTCGGAGGTTCGATCCCTCTCTCCCCGACCAAAATTTGACTTTAGATAATATAGTATAATATTAATATGCCTATTCTAGTGGATTTGAATCAGGTTGTTATCTCTAACCTGATGCAGCAAATAAATATCACCAAAAACGAACAGGTCGAAGAAGCCTTTCTTCGACACATGATTCTAAACTCTTTGCGTTCCTTTAAGAACAAGTTCGGCGAAGAGTATGGCGATATGGTCATTTGTAATGACACCACCAACTATTGGCGCAAGAAGATCTTTCCTTATTACAAAGCCAATCGAAAGAAGTCTCGAGACAATTCAATCTTTGATTGGAATGTCATCTTTCAGATCTTGAACAAGATCAAGGACGAGATTCGAGATAACTTTCCCTACCGTTATATCTCTGTTGCTTCGTGCGAAGCAGACGACATCATCGCCACTCTTACTAAGAAGTCTTGTAAAGAAGAAAAGGTTCTTATAGTGTCTGGTGACAAAGACTTCGTTCAGCTATTCAAGTATCCCAACGTCAAACAATATTCTCCTGTTCAAAAGAAGTTCGTAGAGGAATCCGATCCCGTTGAATTCTTACGACAAAAGTGTATCTATGGTGATGCCGGAGACGGAGTTCCTAATATTGCATCCGATGATGATACGTTTGCCACAGGCAGAAGACAGGGACGGGTGACTCAAAAGTTGATTGAACAGATGCAATCTAATCCCAGAATCAAACAGAACTGGGAAAGAAACCTGCGACTGATCTCCTTTGAGTACATCCCTCCCGAAATAGAGGAAGCAATTCTGTTGGCATACAACGAACCGATTCAGGGGTCTCATAAGAAGTTATATTCCTATCTGATAAATAATAAGATGAAAGTCCTTTTGACTGCATATGGAGAATTTTAATGTCTTACTTGAAATCACCTGTTGAGATCTTACAACAAGCAAATGATATCGAAAACGTAAAGGAGCGAGCCGACTTTCTGCGACCTCATATGAGACCAGTGATGCGTGTTCTTCTTGCGTGCGTCTATAACGAGAATATCAAGTTCCCTGACTATTCAGACGTGAAGTATAAAGTGTTGAAGAATCCTAGAGGAATCGTCGATACAACATTAGACCACGAGGCACGTAGACTGTATATCTTTACAGATTCTGCTCAACTTCCACTTCAACGTAAGAAAGCCAAACTGATTCAGATCCTGGAAGGTTTACACGAAGAAGAATCTGATCTTCTATTCAATTACATTGTCAAGAAGAAACTGCCATGGTCTAAGATCACTCACTCGTTCATCACAAAATCTTTCCCTGAAATATTGAATTCAAATATTGCGCCTCGGTGAAAAATATAGTATAATAGTATAGGAGCTAATTTATAATGAAACTTGATTCGTTTACACATGCTGTTCTTTCTAACTTCTCTTCGATTAACAATTCGATTGTTATTTCTGAGGGAACTGAATTGCGAACAATGCCTGAGAATAAGACTATTCTCGCCGAGGCGACTGTTCCTAATAACTTCGATAAGACCTTTGGTATCTACGATCTTCGTAAGTTACTTGGTTGTTTGTCGTTAACCAAAGACCCTGAGATCAAACTAGAAGATAAGCATCTTGAAATCTCTTCTGGGGATAACAAGATCAAGTACCTTTATACGGAGCCTTCTCGTATTGTGAGTCCGTCGAAGCGTATCAACCTCCCTTCTGCTGACGTTTCTTTCTCGCTGCCGTCTTCTATCTTGTCTGATATTCTAAAGGCATCGCAGGTTCTTTCTGTTGATGATCTTTGTATCACTTCGCAGAACGGAGAAGTTACAGTTACTGTGATGGATAAAACAGATCCAACATCAAATACTGCGTCGTTCTCAGTAACCGGAAGTGCCAAGGGAACGTTCAAAGCGTTCATGAAGATTGCTAACTTGAAGCTCATTACGGATGATTATGAAGTTAAGCTGTCATCGAAGGGTATCTCTTTGTTTCAATCCAAGAACCACGACTTGAAGTATTACATTGCGGTTGAATCTGATTCGTCGTTTGAATAACCTGTTGTCCTGATAAGGAACCTATATTATGTTTGAGAACTCTTTGTGGGTCGAAAAATATCGGCCGCAAGTGATTAATGATTGTATTCTACCTGAAGATCTGAAGAAGTCGTTTACTAAGTTCGTAGAGAACAACGACATTCCCAATATGATTCTTACAGGAAAGCCAGGAATGGGTAAGACTACCATTGCCAAGGCATTGTGCAATGAGATGTCGTGCGATTTCATTGTCATTAATGGATCTGACGAAAGCGGGATCGATGTCCTTCGTAATAAGATTAAGTCGTTTGCGTCGACCGTTTCGTTATCCGGTGGGTTGAAGGTTGTTATTATCGATGAGGCGGATCATCTCAACCCTCAGTCTACTCAACCTGCCATGCGTAACTTTATGGAGGAGTTCTCAAACAATTGTAGGTTCATTCTAACTTGTAATTATCGGCGCAAGATCATCGAGCCGTTAATTTCTCGATGTACAGTATTCGAATTCAGCATCCCTTCTTCTCAGAAACCCAAAATTGCAACGTCTTTATTAAAACGTATTAGTAAGATTCTGGAGACAGAGGGTGTTGAATTCGATAAGAAGGTGGTTGCGGAAGTCATTATGAAGTTCTTTCCTGACTTCCGCAAAACCATCTCTGAGTTCCAGAGGTATTCAACACAGAACGGAAAGATCGACGTTGGATTGCTGTCTTCTATTCAGGATGTATCAGTCAAAGAATTGATTGACAATTTGAAGAAGAAAGATTTCGCTGGTATGCGTAAGTGGGTCAACGAGAATCTAGACAGCGATCCAACACAAATCATCCGTGTACTGTTCGATTCTATAGAGGATCATCTTCAACCTGCTTCTATCCCTCAGGCTATCATTATTCTTGCTGACTATTCATACAAATCTGCGTTCGTGGCAGACCACGAATTAAATTTGTCGGCTATGTTGATTATGTTGATGGCTGAATGTTTGTGGAAATAATATGCCAGAACTCGGGGATATTCTAAAATCCATTAATCAGACCAAAGATCACGATCTACTCGATGAGTATAATCAAGGGGACTATGTCCCCTTTGTCATCAATCGTACCATGTCGTTTCACGTAGATACTATTCTGGCAGCGAACGAGTTAAATCAACGTCCTGGATTAGACAAGAGAATTCAGTATAAATACTACCTGAACGCAGTCAGGAAGAAGTATCGATATTCTCCATGGTTGAAGTATAAGCTGCCGTCTGATGTGCAGCTGATCAAAGATTATTATGGCTACTCTACCAAGAGAGCCAAAGAAGTTCTTCCACTGTTTTCTAAAGATGATTTGGCGCACATTAAAGCCGAATTGGATAAAGGTGGAATAAAGAAATGATTGATTCTTTGATCGAAGTAACACTGGAATCAAGAGACGATTTCCTAAAGGTAAAGGAAACTCTTACTCGTATTGGTATTGCGTCTAATAAGGATAGGAAACTGTATCAGTCTTGTCACATTCTACACAAGCGTGGCAATTATTATATCGTCCACTTTAAAGAATTATTCGCTCTAGATGGTCGCGCGGCAACCCTTGACGAGTCAGATATTGCTCGTCGTAATTCGATCGCGAGACTACTCCAAGAGTGGGGATTGTGTAACATTGTTGGAAAGGAAGGCGACACATACCCTTCCAAGATGCAAGTGTTCTGTCCCTATAATAAGATTAAGATATTATCCTTTGACGAAAAGGATAGCTGGGAACTAGTTTCTAAGTACTCTATAGGCAAAAAGAAGTTCTAGCTTATGTATAGGCCAACTGTTAGGGGTGTGAAAAGAAATTACACACAACTTAATAGAACTGTCTTTAACGGAGAGTTACCGCCTTCTTCCGAGGTTGTGTTTGAAGTTAAGTGCGGATTGCCTACAGACTGGTGGGCATATTGCGAGTACAAAGATAAACAATTTTATATTAAACTACGGCCCAATTATACCAATCGTAAATTCTTCATTACCATCTTAGCCCATGAAATGGTCCATGTGTGGGAGCAGATAAACTACTCCCGGATGACACATGGACCACGTTTCTTCGAGATGAAAGAGGCGTTTGCCGAACACGGCCTGGATCTATTTACAGGATACGACGACAAGCAGTTTATTTAGACTTCTTCGCTCTGTCTGCCTTAAAGCTGGCAAACATGTCTCTTGGTTGTCCCTTTGGTTTACAAACATAATTGTAGTACATTACTTCTTTCATGTTCGTCATACCTTCAGGTGTCGCGGCATAATAACCAATAGTGCCGTTCTTTTTAACATACAAGTACCCATCAAATTTCTTCTTCTTGGCATACGTCAATCCCAAAGCACTCAACCAATTCAGCTTAAATTCTTCTGTGCCAATACTATTGATGAGGGTCTTTACTAGAGATGCATCTGCGTTTTGGAATAGTTCGTTTATGTATTTTACAACAGCTGGGTTCTTTCTTAGAGAAGGAGCTGCTGTAGCGAAGTCTGCCACTGTTACGTTTTCTGTTGCTTTTACTGCTGTAATGAATGCTTGGTTGGTTTTTTTATCTATTGTCGGGAATACGGAAGGATCGTAGATCCTTCCGCCTTCTCCCTTAATTTCGATCTTTCTACCTCTAATAACAATATCCCCGCCGATTTCTTCTGGTGTAGCTGCAACAGAAGAAGGAAAGTAGATATTCTTAGAGATAACAGCAAGAAATACTTCTCCCGGACCCGCGTCCGTCTTAGATCCAAGTTTAGCTGAATATGCAATTTTGTACAACTCAGTTAAAAACGAGTCGACAGCAGGAGAAGTGTTTTTGTCTTTTAACCATAAATCTGGGATCTGCGTAAGAGCAGCACCCTTTGTGGGTGTTAGTAACTTATCAATGTTGATGAATTCTTTTCCTTGAGCAAAGCTATCACAAAATTCAGCAATTCCTTTATAATTAGATTGTCTGAACCCAATCTGATCTAACACATCCACAAAGAAATTGATAACATATTTGTCGATGTCCTTATCGAATTGCGCTCCGCGGACCTTAAACGATCCTTGGACGGAGTCAACCCAATCTTTATCGCCCGAATATTTCACTAAGATGTTTTCGATCTTATTGAAGATGTCATCGTCCGAGGTTCTTGTTCTAAGTTGAGCAAGAATTTGCTGCTTAATATCTAATTTTTTTTCTGCTTCTGTTAAAAAGTTTTTAAATGATAGCATCTTATTTTCCTAAGAGGTATTTAGCCAACAGTTCAAGAGTGTTGTCTGTTGTATCTTCGTCGTGCTTTATTCCAACTCCACCTGCAAGGTTCCACTTGGCAATATTTACACCATAGTCGTCTACCAGAATATCGCCCTTCTTTGCATACTTGGCCTTGTTCTCTTCGAAGTTTGCCTTCACATTGCCCAGTCCATGGGCTTCTAACCATTTTGTTTTGCCGCTGATAGATCCTTCTCTATCCGACCCGAGTGGAGTCGATAAGATTTGAAACGGGGTGTCATTGTCTCTCAGAAAATGTACAATCTTCTTCCCGCCAGGAAGGGGCTTTAACGTCGCAAAGAATTCTTCGGCGTTCGGAAGGGTTGCAAGTTCTTTGTCTCTTACGTTCTTGGGAATCTTTTTCAGAT